ATTTAAATCGTTGAAATTAATATTTGCCTCAGTTGGTGTTATCATATACATTGTTCCTTCATCAAACAACCTTTCAAAATCAAATGCAACCATTATTTTTGAAGTTGTTGAATCCGTTGCAAACATGTATTTAGGGTCAAACGATGGATTATCAACCGGGATTGGATACAATGCCGTTCCAACTTTTGAACCGATTAAATTTCCGTTTACGTCAACAATATACACCCCAAAATCAACACATCTGTTATTTTGAAGTTTTGAAAGTAACGTTGGCGATGAATCTTCAGCCCAAAGTTCGCCAGAAAACGAGCGTTTCCCTTGTCTTAAAAACACCATTCGCCCGGAATTAGCCTCTTCAAATTGGCTATCTGCTTTTGGCAATTCAACGTTTTCAAATATTGGCGTTGGAAACCAACGTTTAGAGGCGTCAACCTCATTTATTAAATCATTCCATGTTGGCAATGGTGCGGTTAAATCAATATAATTTAACGTGCCATCATTCGCAACTAATGGAACCATGATTAATTTGCTTGTTACCGATTGAATCGGTAAACAATTGGGGCGTCCTGTGTTAGACAATCCCGCATTACAATTACATCCTAACATTTTTTTTAATTTTTAACATTTACAATTTTGTTTATATTTCTTTAAAGTGATTCGTAATTCAACCCCACTTAAATTTGCATCCAATATATTTTTAAACATCCCATTTTGTTGTTCAACACCAAACCGGCTAAATGTTATCACCTCATAATTCTCAATTGTTTCAAATGCGCGATCCGATTTTATCACCTCAATGAATGCGTTTGATAATTGTTCCATTGGATAAACTACGTTATCCCTATGGTCTGAAACATAAAATTGCGTTACATTGGTTTCATCCAAAAAAAACAACCTCAAATCACTTTCAAAATCAATTGTTGATTCGCGCCCGAACTTTTGATAACGGATTAATTCAACCAACCAAACCAACGGCGTTTTGCTCATTACTGAATTATTCGCCTTTGTCCATTCCATGTTAGCGGCTAACTTTGTTCCGGTTTGCCAATAAGGTACCGGTAAATAACAAATGCCATCTAAATCGTTTGAATGGTTTATTCCTTCGGCTTTAATCCATTCGTTCGGCTCAATATCGGTAATCAAATAAATATTGTCGTTTACATCAATTATTTGCTTTCCTATTCGCGCCCATTTGGTATCGCAAAAAAGCGTTTTATTAACGTCAAACGTTCCGATTATTGAATTATCAATTGATAACACTAAATCCTTAACAATATTTGAAATTTCGCCCGTCATAACCAATAAACCATGTTTTTACGCACTCCATTAAACTTTTTAAAATCGCCTTTTGCAACTTGAAACACGTTTGCGGTTGCGTTATTGTCGCCCGTTGTTATGGTAACAATATCATTTGGCTCATAATTAACACCGGGATTATTTATATAAATATCGGTAATTAATCCAAATCCGTTAACGTCAAAATTCAACGTTAAACCTTGCCCGGAACCGCCCGTAACGGGAACATTTATTCCAACACCGTAATTTGTACCGGCATTTAATAAATAAATGCTCAAAACTTGTTTAAATGGTGCGTTGTAATTTTCCACAATATACCATTGAATCGCGCGATACGTTCGGATTGCCTCATTATAACGCGTGTACATCATTGAATATAGCGTTGTTGCGGTTGTTGAATTTTCATTTGATGGAATTACCAACCCATTTGGCGTTGTTTGGTTTGTGGTGTCCTTTAAATACTCAAAATAAATAAATCCTTTCAACATTTGTTTAATGCCCTCAGAAATAACAATTTGATTTGGTAACAAAATGTTTGAATCCATTTCAAACGGGTTATAAATCGTCAAAAAATTTGGCGAATATGGGACATTATACGGGTCTAAATCTGAAATAAATTCATTGTATAACGATGCCCCAAACAATTCGATTAAATAACGCTTTTCGTAAATGTTAATGTAATCCTGTAATTTGGATTGATCGTATAAACCCGAATGGATTTCATATTTGCCCGTAAAATCTGAAATGTTGATTATCATTTTTTATTTTATTAATTTACCAAACCCACGTTTTAAGAACATTTTTAACCTTTCGCCCGTAATTCTGTAAACTTGCCCTTTGATTAAATGCTTTGATTCACCATTTGATTCGAAGTTGTAAAAATCTTTGTCGTTAATGTCAACATCAATGTTTAAACCATCATCGTTTTTGGTCAATTTAGCATCAATTTTTGGCGTGTCAACTTCAACCGTTAATCCATTTTCATCGCGTTTTATTTCGATGTCAATATTTTTAGTGTCGATTGAAATATTTACCGGCTTTTTGGTTCGTTTTTTCTTTTCCATATCTGCAAATTTAAAGGGGGCGAATTCACGCCCCGCTTAATTAATCGTTTATTGCGGCAATATCTGTTGCAATTGTTCCGGTAACAAATGCGTTTACATCGTTTGCCTTAACATAATGAACTAATCTTGCCTCTGCAATGATTGACAACATGTTTCTTTGGAAATCATCATTGTTATATCCAACTTGCATATTAACACCCTCGCGAACTCTAACATTTGATTTGCTGAAATCCCCAACCAAATATTCACCAGCGGCAATATTTGATGTCACTACAACCGGCAAATTCGCAACGTATGAAAGTCCGTTTGCATCCATCAAAAACATTGGGAACGTATATTCACCCGTTGTTGTTTTTGTCAATTGCATTGATGCAACATCCATTGGATTTAATACAACGTGTGTTGGCTCAAAGTTAGCCGCTTGAATTTGTGCAATTGCAATGCGTATAACATCGGATAAGTTAGCATTAACAACCGAACCGGCAAATGAACCCGGCGCAAATGTTTGCGCAATGCTCAAAAGACCGTTCAATGAAGTACCGCCGGCACCGTTTAGCAATGCGTCTTCAATTGCTTGTTCGATTGACTCCATTAAATCGGTGTTTATTTCTGATTGAATAAACGCCAAATCGCTTAACATTTCTTTTGAAACGCGAATCATTGCGGCAACCTTTTTAACCTCTTCTGAAACCTCAAGATAGTTTGGTTGAACAACTGTTTTTAATTCACCCTCAGCCGTCCAACTTGAAACCGTTTCTGTTGTTTGTGCAACGTAGGTAACAAATTTCGATGTTGTTGTTCCCGCGTTTACGATGTTACGGATTTTAATAACCGGTCTTTTAACACGGTTAACACCCGGCTCCAATACGCTCAATGCAACATTTCCAGAATAATTGTTAACGATTGTTGTTTGTTCCGCCTTAACTTCCAAATCAAAAGTTTGCCCTTTTTGAACGGCCTCAACAATTTTATCGTGCTTTTCAGCAAATGCGCTTGTCATTGCATCTGCCAAATTTTTTGGTGCAGCTTTTGGCAACGCCTTTTCGTTCATTGCTTCCAATTTACCTTCCATTTTCGCGATTGCTTTTATCATTTCATCGCTTTTCAATTCCAACGCTTTGAATCCATCCAATTGCGTTTTTAAATCATCCATTTCGCTTTTTGTAGCGGCTCCGGATAGCTTTTCAGAAACAAGGTTATTTATTTTTTCAACCACTTGTTCCGGTGTTAAATTTTCCATTTGTTTTACTTTAAATTGTTTATAACTTTACTCCAATTAAACGCATCATTTACCGGCTTAACATCTGGCGAATGCTTAACTATCTGCGGTTCGCTTTTTGCAAGTGTTACTAATTGCGCGTTTAAATATTTTAATTTCATTTCCATTTCAAATAACCGTTCATCCGATCCCTTGCCGTTGCTTAATGCTTTAATAACAACATCAATTTCCCCGGATAACTTTTCAATGTAATCAACTTTGTTTTCGCTTTTCATTACATCAACAACATTTGTATATTCATTGGCTCCAAATGTAACCGCGGAACCTTCAAACAACATTAATTCGGTTATATTCCAATAACCGCCCGCCGGCATTGTTGGTTCTTCAATCCATTTCATTTTATCTGAAATATATTTGAATCCAATTGAATGTTCGCGAATTATTCCATCCGCGTAATCATTCCACGCGTCATTTCCAACGGTTGAATTTCCCAATTGACCAATCGCAAATAATCCCTTTTCATCCTCTTGTAAATCCAAAAATTTACCAATAGGTTTTTCCCAATCATGCCAACGTAAAAATGCAATTTGACGATTGGAACCACTATTCACGCCGCGTTCTTGAATAGATTTAGTGAATGCACCCCGGCGAATAATATCGTTGTCCGAATCTAAAATATCAAATTTGGATAAGTAAACGGCAACTTGTCGTTTTTCTGAATCCATATCTTTTATTTCAAAGGCGTTTTTTATATCGTATATGCTTTGTTGTTTTTTCATAGTGTTGTTTGTTGTGGTGTTTCTGTTATCATTGATGCGGCGATATTTTCCGCATATCCGTAATAGTTAACCAATGTATTTATTGCCGTTTGTCTTGTCATTTGACCGGATGAAACCGCCGTATTTAGGTTAATAATTCCATCCAATCCCCCAACGGTTCCGCGTAATTGCGTTTGAGCTTGTTGTAATCCCGCCGCCATTGATTCGGTTTTATCAATTTTTTCAAGCGTTACGCCGAATTCATCCGCATATTGTTGTTGTGTTATTACGCCATCTCGCAACATAACGGAATATGTTTCAACCTTTGTTTTTTCTGCGGTTGCTTTGCTTTGTTCATCGTCTTGTAATACCGGCAAATGCGAAAAATCCGCTTTCAAATAATAACCTTGATCCGCCAATTTCATTTGTTGCATAATAGTATTATACATTTCTTGCGTTTCCGGTATAATCGTATCGGTGTAAACCATGCGTATTGAATCCCTAACATTGCTGAATGTGGAACCTTTATCGTTTGAAAATAGGTTGTAATTTAAACCGTATGCGTCAATAATGGCTAATTTATCGGCGGTTAATTCCTCAAATAACATCAAATCCCGTGTTGGATATGACATTGGCGTCCAATTAACTTGGCTTTCTGTTATCATTAACTCATCTTTTGAACGGTTATACCAATCTTTTTGAATGGTTCTTTTTTCCTCTGGTGTCATTGGAATAACGCCCCCTATGTCGGAATTTTGCGCGCTCAATATACCAATGGCGCCGATATTTTCAAGCAATACGTTGCGTTTATGGTAACTTGCTTTTATGTTTGACAATGGAAATTTCAACGCATCCAATCTGGATGTTGGTTTAACGATGCTCATTCCATCTGCGGTTGTTAAATAAATAACATCTTCAACGCTTAATGATTCATATTTATCACCATCGTATTTAAAACGAAACCCATTTATTAAGCCGTTAACATCCATTTGTTTTAACGTTGCACCGCTCAAATCAATTTGCATTTTGCCGGATGGCAATGTAATCATTAAATTACGCACGTCCATTGATCGCACGGGCGCATATGCAAACGAATTTGAATATAATGCATCGTT